TATCTCTCACCGAGGATTTATTAAAAACGAGTGTGTTGGGATCATTGAGCAAAGATGAGTTGAGCGAGTCGAAAGCTGAGTATCTATAAGAACAACTTTGTTCTTTTCGATTTGGAACGTCTAGGTCTGAAGTCCACAAAACCGATGAATAACGGGTTGTTTTGATAGTTTCAGTGAACGGATCGAATTGATTTAAAACGGTATCGGTATTGTTGGTTGTGAAATACTCAAAGTGCCGTGTTAGGAAAGTGTAGTTCACACGAACTTCTGAGTTCCTAGAAATAGGATTAGCGACCGTGATAATGCCTTTCAAAGCGTCGATAGATGAAACGGGTACTTCTACGCCGTCGACGAAAACTTTTAGCTGTGACGGGCTTGTGAGCAGACCATTTGACCCATTCGAGAGCGGACCATAACGTGTTTTTATGCGATTGGATTCAAACAAGTAAGATTTTTCTTGTGTGACGGTTTCTTCGCGGGTCGCCAGACAATTTTTTCTCATGTCTGTGTAACCGTAGTCGAAGTATGACATATTGAACACGTCACAGATCGCGTTCGGTCTGAGTTTTTGAGTGACTTCAAATCCGTCAGGACCGACTACTGTTTTTCCCGTTTCAGGGTCGATCACAAGCACACAGTTGTTTGCAAAACCGATGGCGTCCTCTGGATCAAGGAACACGAATCGCGTTGCGATAGATGTGTGCGCAGGCTTAACTAAGCTCGCAAGGAAAGTGATCGAGTTTTGTAGCTTTACGATATCCATCGTCGAACCGGTGACGAAGATCGATACGAGGAACCTGTGCATCAAAGGAATCGTATCTTTTACTTTGTCGTTTCCACGACCCTCCAAGAACAACTCTTGTAGTTCAACTTGAGCTTGATTTTCGATAGCGAATTCAAGTGCTTTTTGAATAGACAGCTTAGTCGCACCTTGAAAGTAACATTGAATCAAAGCCAAAAGGAATGATCTCAAAGCAACGTCGTCTTCTTCAGTGTGCGTATAGTTCGAGTTCAAGAACAAAAATGACTGAATGTTCTGATAGATAAATTCAGGTCGAGTGGTCTTGAAGATTAAATCGTTGTAAATATCTTCTGCGGTAACAATCACACGAGCGGCTTCGAAGGCTACGGCTTTGAGGTAAGTTGTTGAAAGAGCAAATGAGTTGGATTTGACATAAACAGAGCCGAGCGAAGCTAATAAGGAGTTCAGCATCAAGTTTGCTTTTTCAAGCACAGCTAGACGTGTGGCTAAGGTATCGTTTACACCCTTGTTTACTCCAAAACTCATGACAACACCTGCCCTGTATTGGCGTAAGTGATTTTCAAGGTAGCGATTTGAACGTATTCGATATCTGAGATTAAAATGTCTTTCGCCCCTTCTTCGTCACCGACGATATAGGTCACAGTCCATTTCGACCCGTTCGGGTCTGAATCTTTTCTCGTGGAAACAACAAGCTCACCGTCTGCGTTGATGTAACCTCGACCTGCTGCTGTGGATACTGTTGTATCACTATCTTGCATATCGAGGAGAAAGTCGTTTTCGAATATCCCACGGAACTCATAGTCAGGACCGCCGCCCGCTGTTGTTTTTGAATCGATCTTTTCAATGCTCTTATAGGCTGTTACGTTACCTGACTGATACACTTGAAACTGAGGGTTAGTCATCAATTCTCGTACAACTTGCACCCCTTTGCTTTTCACCATTTTGGTGAGGGGGACGACGACAAATTGCACACCCGTAACTTTTTCAACTGCGGAGATTATGTCAGACTGATAAATGCTTTGACCTAATTTTGCGTTGGCGAGAAAGTTTGTAAGCGTTGTTCGGATATTTCTATCGACCGTTACAGCTTCCGCACCTGAGTCCAAAGAAACAGTGAACTCTAAATCGATTAGAGTGGGTTGTGCTGATTTTACAACAACGTCAGCGGTCAGGTGCCGCATGTTATCAATTTTATCTTGAACAGTAGTCAAAATGTCGTTGATTTCATATGTTACAGTCATCAATTCACCTGCTTCATATGAAACATAAACGCTGGATCCTGACGGAATACCGGACTGAGAAGTTCTTTTAATACCTGTCGGTGTTTTTATGTCACCTAAGACTATTTCATAATCAACATTCAACGTGAAACTGTCACCTGTAGAATTTTTCACTTCAATCGTTGATACGTCTACGCCGACATTTGCAAGATCTTGGGTTTGCGTACCTATAAGAACCAAGGTTTCACCATCAACTACTTCCATTTCGGCGTTAGGGACGCCGTTAGCGTAATAAAAAGCAACCTCGTCTCTGGCAGAAGTGGATCTCCCTAATAGAAGAGGATCATCTTTTCTTACGAGTTGAAAGTTTGCTGAGGTCAAATCCCCTGATTTTGAACCTGAAATAGAAATGATTCTTTCTACAGGTTGATTATTGAATTTAACATTGTCCGAACGTCGGTAAATATAGCTGACTCTCACGATATCATTTACCCCAAGCCCTACTAACTGATTCGTGAGGTTGTTTTCATCTAAGTCGATTACATTACCGTCATTTGTAACATATGCGTTCGTCAGGTCATACGCGAGATTTTTTGAAATATTTCTGACTTCAAGTATTTTAAAGATAGGGTGGGCTTCATCCACCAACGGGTTAATAGTTTTAAATCTGAAGAAATTTTTGTTCTGGATATAAAATTGCTCTTCTCGTACTTTTCGATAAGAGAAACCGAAAGCCTCTGAAACTTGTCGATTGTTTTTTCCTTGAACGTAAATATCCACTTTTCCGAAATTATGGATTTCTCTCAAACTATCCAAGTCTCTTTGCATCAAATCATCGTCAGCTTTAACGATTTTAGCTCTTGTCACACCTTTGACTGAAACCGTGTTTGAGAAGTAACCTGCTTCCGTGCCTGAGTCGACGGACATAAAAGCTAAGGTAGCTCTGCTCGCCAAACTTGCGTTTGATTCTAGGTCTTCTCCGAAAGCAGTTGCAAATTCGTTCACGACCCCAAAAATCGGATCAAAACCTGATATGGGGGTGATGATTTTTCCAGAGTCGACGTTCCCTGATGTACCCGCAACAGCCGCTCTAATTGGAATCTTGAACTCATACCTGTTTCTGCTTGAGTTGTAGTAGTTTTCAATATCAGCTACACGCAAAACGAAACCCGAAAGACATTCAAATCTAATAGCGGGTGTGTTATTTACGGTATCTGCGAGAGTTTCAAGAATAGCCCCCGCCTGCACTGTGGCGTTTTTATCAGGTCGTCTTTTGGTAAAAACAGTGACCTCACCGATCGCCTCACGAGCAGGAAGTCTCGTTTTATTGACGTTACCTGCGAGTTTATCGAAAGCAGAATCTATGAGCTGTTGCACGAGGTCGGCACTATCTTCTGGGACAAGGAGAGCTAGCCGTAGGGCATTTTTCGCTGAACTTGTAAGAACCGGATCTGATATCTCATCTCCGTTCGCGTCATCGAAAGCGAGTAGCGTCGGAAAGGATTGTGACGTGTTCATGAACCTCAGAATAGTGAACATTCGAGCGAATAGACTCGACGCAGGGTCGACAACCACATCACGCAACACCTGCCCTGGTTTTAAGTCAAGGTCAGGGTTTGTTTGTAGCATTTGGTCGATGAGAGATAATCTGAAATCTTGTTCTGTTCGGATGTCAATTTCCTTCAGGCGAGTATCTACCACGATAGGTGTGCCTGAAAGTTCCTCGCTATACCCAGATTCGATCAATACTTTGTTGAAAGGGTCGAAGATGACCGTTGTTACAACGTAATGATTTTTTTCGGTGATTGGTTTATTACCGAGAGGTTGGGAAATTCTGTTGTGCGTGTATTCTGTAAAATTGATACGTTCAATTTTTTCAACAGTGGTTGTGGTTTCTTGATCTCCACTTTTAGACACGGTTTTACTTAAAACAGTGCGTTGGTCTTCAAAAAACAATACGTTACTTAGGGGTTCTGAGTTAAGTAGGGTATAACCATTGGAGCCACCACTAGGGTCTTCGGAACCGTAAAAATTGAAACCGATGAAACTTGAATTAGTCAGAAGAGGCACTTCGACTGTACATACGTTTCGCCCTTGTCTTAGCCTGATTCCTGTAGGCAAGTCGACAAGCTGAGAAGTATCGAGCCGATCATTGTAAATGACTGAAACGGTATCTGTCGTAGAAAATGAACCGTTTTTCAGGGCTTGGACGACAAATGTGTTTTGTCCTGCGCGAAGGTTCCCTGACCAACTCCAATTACCGCTGACGTCAACCGTCGTTCCCGCAGTGACACCATTCACGAGAATAGAACTCACGCCAATTTCAGAGGTGCCCCTTAAAGTCAGGTACGACAAGTTCGTACTAAAGGTAGGCTCTGTAGTTGGAAAGAGTATTTGTGGTGCTTGAACAGACATTATTTATAGCCTTTTAGTTTATCCTGAGCAGTTCCAAATATTTGCGACGAACCTTGATCTACCGTTTTTTGTATTTCTCGAACATTACCAGCCCTATTTCGATAAGTTATCGAAACAGTAACGAAACTGGGGTTCGAAGGATCAGGTCTCGCAGCTTGAACTGAAATAAGCTGCTCCATCATTTCTTTGTCTGTGATGTCTTGTACGTCGGACTGTTGGTTTTGAAGGTCTTTCAAATGGTTCACCAGTTGTTGAATTTCTTGCGATATCAGCAACCTTACTTTTTGAAAATCAGAGAGTTTTGATCCAATCAGTGCGTTGATAGAAGTACCGTACCAAGGGTGATATGGGTTACTACCTTTTTGCGTCAGAACTCCTTTAGATATATCCTGCATGAGTTTTTCATTATCTTTAAGAGCTACAAGTCTTCCGAGGGAATCCACTGCGAAATCGAAAACTTGAGAGGAACCTTCGCATTTTGGACAATCACCTACCGCAGTGATGTACGAAAGTTCGAAAAAATCATTTTGAGATTTTAAGGGTTTGTTGAATTTAATTCTCTTTGCTGTTTGAGAAACACGATCAATCGTGGCTCCGATGAGAGGTACGTCTTCAAGGTAGTAGCCGAATTGAGGGCTGTCAGGCGGGATAAGAAAACCATTTCTTTTAACAGACAAACTTTTAGATACGGCAACCCTGCGGCTGATGTTAATTGTTTGCATGTCATCGTTTAAAAACGCCACGTCCTCAACGATTTTATGGTCGCAAATTGTTTCTGCCTTTATATCCGTGCTCATGGTTTTTTCCTGTAAACATAAGTTAAAACAGGTTTGTCTTTAAAAAACGGGTAACTTGTGCCTGAGAAAATATCTTTTATGTCTTGAACTAGATCTTCTTGCACAACAAAAATACCTGATGCGCGGATTCCTGTTGCCAAGTTAATAGTTACTTTTTTATTACTATTATTGGTTGTGTTCAAAACCATCTCAACTGTGTTAGCCCCAGAAGATGATTCTTTTGTTGGCTCGTCAGGAACCCAAGTTTTATTTAGTAGAACTATTTCATTGCGTGCTAAGGGGTCTTCGTTACGGATAATTAAACCTGATTCTGTTTTGATTAGAGCGCCTTGTACAGCTAAAACAAGAAGGCGAACTACCATGCCATCAGGGGCAGTCTCCCATCCGTTAAACGAGTATGTTCGATTATTGTACTCAAATCTAATTCCATACGTTGCGTCCCAAACTTTTTGAATATCCCGCTCTAAGTTTGAAAAAGCAGTGGTTAAGATGTTTGGGTAATTCGCGGGATCTTGAGCTTGTGATAATAGCTGCTCTTGTTGTGGTGATAGTCGCGTCATTACACCACATCCTTCAAATCAGCTTGCATTTTTTCAAGAGTTTGAATTTGCAGGCTTTTTTGTTCAATAATATATTTTATTTTTCTGATCTTATAGTCCAAATTTTCTTGGTCTTTCTTTATATGATCGAGCCAAGGTTTAGTCATGTCTTCAATTAACGCTCCTGTTTCGACGGAGGCGTATTTGTGGTCATCGAAATAAGTTCGGTCTTCAGAAGGAATCGGGTTTTTTATGTAAGAAGCTAATGCAAAGTGTTTAGGTTTTTTTCTTGTTTCTTTAGAACCTAAAACTTCAGCGTTTAGGTATTTTCCTAGAGTAACTTTAAGGTTGTCTATCTCATGCTGAAGGGCTGTTTTTTGCTCTTCGATGAGGTTATATTTGGTGTCTAAATAACCGTTCAGGTCATTTATTTCGTCTATAGTAGGATGTCCTAAAAAGTTAAAGCGACTCATAATAGTTTGTGCAAGACATCAATAGTGGTGTCTGCCCCTACTCCCCCCACTACTAAAACAATACCTACCGCGAAATCATTTGCACTCGATAGAGGTCTACCCGCGTTTTCTATGTAAGATTTCATCGCATCAGTTCCATTACACGCAGGTATTTCTAATTTATAAATGTTAGGTAATTGAATTTTGAAACTTGCTAATAACGCGAGTAGGTCTTGTATTTTTTGTATGAATTTCTGAATAGATACTATTTTCGCGTCTAGCAAATCAATAAAATCAACTAACGCCTTAATAGGTGATTCTGCTGAACTTAAAACGCCAGAAACAAAAGCGTCGATGAAATC